CGGTGCAGCCTTCCTTAGCGATCAGATAGCCAGCAATCTTGTTAAGTACCCAATCAGTAAATGAGTGTGTCATGACTTTAAAACCTCAATCTTTTTAAGGGTTTTCTTGATATCACGGTTAAAGAAGTCAGTATGAGCCTGGGTTTTAGCCCGTTTTAACTCGTTCTGAAGCTTCTCGACGTACTTCTCAAGTCTTAAGATTTCTTCTTTAGTAGTTCTAGCCTTCATAAATTAGCTCCAAGTCGCTAAAGATAGAATGAAAGTAAAGATCAATGGGGAATATGCTCTTATACCAGCCGTGCTTGCCAGCCGAAGCATAGGCAGTCAGACCCTGCTCATAAGTGCCGATAATGACCATTTGATCCATTTCGGGCCAATAATAAATGCGTATCATTGAGTTACTCCTCCGTAAACTATTGCACCACCGACGAATAAGCCGACGATAAAACCTAAAAACAACATTTACTCCCCCTCTAATTGGGCTAGCTTGTAATCGAATACAGCCAAAGCCAAGTTCAGTTCGCACCACATGGTCTCATAGGTGTTATGGATCAGATCGCCCTGAACCACTACGCGGTAGCCGGACAAAGGCTGGTATGGGTTGAATGACTCTGCTTCTTCTAACCGAATCTCGTACTTACCGGGCATCGTAATGGACTTAATTAACTGGTTCATTTGAACCTCCTGTAGCCTTATCGGCTACTGTTTTTAGAACTTAAGGCCTTTCTGATGGTTTTCTTTGGTTACATGATTTGCAATAGTAGTAATGATTATAAATGCCAACATACTCATGCCAATCATGATTGCAATAGTCCGGAACTAGCGGAATTTCTTCAGGAATACCGCATTTCTCATAGAGAAACTCTAAATGCTCAGCATCTACGTAGCCCTGCTTATCTTGTCCCTGGATGTGTGGGTTAATGATGTACTGATTTGGAAGAACTAATAGGACTTCTCTAATAACCTCTGGATAATGGAGGCTGCGGATCTTATCGCCAGCCTTGAACTTAGGGCCTTTAGGCTTAATCAGATTACCCTGCTGCATAGCCATATCAGCCTTTATAATCGCACTCGCTCGCATATGTCCAAAGGTTCCAGGAGTATAATGAGTACTTGCATGAACTACCGGGCAATCAGGGACCAATTCATAATCGTGCTCTACCGTGCTGCCTGGTACTTGAAATACGTTACGAGTTATCATGCTCATTAGGTCATATTCATCCATACTAATGCGGAAGTATATAACCTCCCATTCTTCTGCATAACCAATCCGTCGTATTTTATCGCCTACTGCAAATTTAGCCATATTAACTCCTAGGTCCTATCTTATAACGTAATATAACCAATAAGCAAGCCAAATTACCAATGTAGTTAACCAATAATGGGTAGTCTAGCTTTGGAAGGACATAAGCTATGGTGCATACCTCACCTAACAGCCATAAGCCAAGGAATAGGCTGCTGGTGCCATTAGAATGACCCTGTTTAATAGACAGTACTGCTTGCGGTATAGCGCATATAGAGAAGCAGATACTGCCTAACCATCCGATTACGTTAAGCATTTAGAAAGTCCTCAAATAACTTCTTTACTTGGTCGAAATCGGTGCCTGACAGATCATGTACGCACCAGTTGAATAGGATGGGGTTACCGTGCCAATCTTCAAATGATACCGCCGCATCATCAAGAAGTTCTTCCACCGTACTGCCTTTGGCATCAATGTAAGTAATATGAATTCGATCATCATTGCTTAAGGTCCAGTCGCTAAACGAACGTCCATACTTCTTCATGGGAACCTCCAGGTAAAACCAATTGAGTGATCGCTAACTAATTTATAGATAAAGAAGCCAACGGCTGCTGGATCTTTAACACTTAATGGGACATACTTGGCTGCCATATCATTGGCATAGGCATTTACATATGTATCATAACCAGCTTGCTTATAGGCTGCATTCATAGCGGTACTGGCTGCGGCAGTATAATCTGCACCGTGGCAGGGGATTGTGGTTAAAATAAGGCCAATTAAGGCAAATTTGGTTAAATTCATGATTGAAGCTTCTTATAGAGTTTCTTGGCTTGTTCAATGGTAGCCATCCGGTAGTTAATGGAAGTAGGCTTAATCAGCATGAAATAGGTGACTAAGACTTCTAGGAGCAGTTCTACTTCTTCTTTGGTTAACTGTTTCTTTTTCATGCTAGCCTATCGGATAATGGTTTACATAACTTTACATATTTTAGCGATTCTTTACACTTTTTTCAAATAATCTAGGACTTCTTGGCTGGTGCCCTTAAAAGCGCTTAACTCAGCTGCACGCTGGATGTACGTATTGATACGAGTCAAATGGCCTGGGATTATGGGCTTGCCTTCACGTTCTTCATATCGTTTACTGGTAACCTCAGGCGTCTCAATAATGAACACCGGGATAACTTCATAGCCTTCTTTGTTTAATGGCTCAATGATTTGGGATACAGAGAAGGGCGTTTCGATTAGGACGTCTTTAGATGTGATATCTAAAAGCTGAAGTATATTAGTCACATAGAACTTAGGGGAGGGATAATCATCATGGGCCAGATAGTCGAATTTATCTTGTAATTGGTTACAAACCCATGTCTTGCCTGAGCCGGGAGTGCCGACCACTAAATATATTTTACTCATTTTTTGTCTCGATTCAAATCTGCTTTAATGCAAACTTTCTATTATAATTAGCCCACTTAGCTGGATTAGCTTTTTGATCTAATTTTAATTCGATTAATTTGCATTCTTTACAGATATGACTAGTATTTGATGGATATATAGGTTCATCAGCACGACGTTTATAGAATTGAGTTAATAGTTTGGTATTTTTACACCTAGGGCAATACTTATTTTTGTTGGACATTGTACTCATCCTCCATAATCTCAAGTATATCTATGATTTCTTCTGCTACTTCTATTTTTTCATCGTAGTAAGATTCAGTATATTCTAAAGTGCGTAAATAGTGGTCCACTATTACTTTTAAGGTAATGACTTCATCATAAGTTAGATTTTTCATTTTTTCTCCTTACTCATATATTACCAGTATACCGAAATGTATATTTTTTACCAACCTTTTTTACTTTACCTTTAATATTCATCCAAATGCTCTGTCTAGGAAGATTCATCTTTTCGGCCGCTTCGGTAAGGCCAGCAAATATTTCGCCCGTCTCAATGCATTGAACTTGTTGGGTATTAGTCGGCTTTTTACCTAGTTTAGCCTGTCTCATTTTATCGCGTACTTCTTCAGTATATTGATTGCCGTGGGCCTTAGTCCATTCATCGCCTTTAGGCAATACACGCTTGGCATGGCCTTCCTGCACGTTCTTTAGGGCCTTCCCGGTACGTTTCTGTCCGACGTTAGGGTTTACATAGGTTGGATCTAAATGGACCGCCTTACGGGCAGCAGACACTTTGGCCTTCTGCTGTTCGGTCATTGGAACGCCTTTGTTAGGCGGCGTTAGGCCTTTAAGTTTGGGATATAGATTAGCCTGAAACTCTGGATCTTTGTGAAGTTCTCTCATGCTATTGGCTATCTTAGAGCGGACTTCTTCACTCATAGATTCGTCTATGCAGCCGCCTATAGTTTGGTTATATCCATTAGGCACTAATGTGTCTAATAATTTGATGTAAAAGCGTTCGCGGGTATTCAAATCAGTTTTAGAAGAACAAACTTCCAAAATCTCGAATTCAAATTCTCCTGAACCGAATTCACGTATAGCTAGGCTCAGCGGAGTAGGATATTTTTGTCGTTCTATCTGCTGAGCCGTTCTAAGATGCTCAGACTTGCGCATTTTTAGCGGTCGTAACGTTTGTCCGATATAGGAGGAACCATTAATTTTGTTAGTGACTTTATATATAATCATATAACCCTCAAGAACAGAATAGCACCGAGAGTCATTTATGTCAAGTACTAATAATAAAAAAGGCCACTATTTCTAGTGGCCTTTGAAAATCTCAATGATTTTAAGTAGTTACTACGCGCTCAACTGAACAACGCAGTTAAACCCGGGAGCCGAGCAAATGAGGTTCCCGTAGTAGGCTATTCTGATTTCCAATGCATCGGCATTACCAACGCGCAGACCTTCGAGGCCCTCCATACCGTACGTTAAAATATGAGGAACCTTGCCGAGCGAGCGCAACTTCCACGTATTCATTGTCAACAGGTAAGCAGTTTGAGGTTGGCACGAACGGTCAGCAAGAATGGTCACGCGACCATAAGCCGACTGGAACGTAATACCTTCGAATGCAACTTCAACTTCGTCATGATTAACTTGAACGTATTGGACTTTAGCGCCCAAAGCGTTTACAAGCGAAGCATACGATGCGAAGTCCATAATGCAAAGATCAGGCTTAGCACCTTCTCGGTTCGAGAAAGCCAGAGCATTGGTCAAACCTTCTTCAATCGTGTACGATTGAGCATTATAGCGCAGACCAGCCAAACGAGTCGGATCAGCCGAACGGTTAACGCCCCAGAATGAGTCGTTAGCAGCCGGAGTAACGATGGGCAGCCAAGCAGCAAGGCCCGACAATCCAAGGTTAGCAGCAGTTCCGTTAGCACCAGTCGGGGGGATGTCGCCATCCACAGACAGGAATGCCATGCCGGTTCCGATAGCCCAGTTAGCCGACAGTGTAGCGGCCGAAGCTGTTCCATAAACGATACCAGCAGCGCGGTCAACAGCAGTCACCATAACGGTATCAGCCGAAGGAACGCCACCATCAGTAGCCGAAGCGACCAGCAGCATGCCAACTTCAAAGTTAACGATTTGTTGTGCGTTCGTCAAGGGCAGTACGGTTCCACCAACGGTGATACCAGCCTGAGTCGATGCAGCCGAGCTAATACCGCGAGTAGCAGTACCAGAAGCAAACAATTCGAAAGCGATGTTGTTAGTCAAGTTACGGAAGCCGCCGTCCATCTGGAGTTTCGCAGCGTCAACAAAGGCGCCAGCATTGGTCTTAGTTTGTTCCATCAACAGGTTAGTGATAGTTACCAATTGGTAATCTTGGATCACATACACGAAGAAAGAAACAAGCGAAGTAGCAGTCTGCTGTGCTTGTGCGTTAGCGAAACTATGCGAACGACCTTGCGGGTTACCATATTCCAAGGGAACCGGAATATATTTACCAGCAAAACCATCGGGCGATTCGTTTTTCGGAACAAGAGCCAAGAACGGGTTTTCTTTATAAACCAAGTCCTTCATGTACTCTTTATCATCGGTGTACAATTCTTTAAGAGCAGCGATTTGGTTCGCTGAATTGGCATAAATAGCAGCCATTTTAAATCTCCATAAATTTAGTTAAATCAACTACTTAGCACCATGCTAAGAGTCGACGGGCATTAGCCCTTAAGTTCTCCCTTAAATGCCAATATAGCTCGTTCCTTCGCGCTTAACTGCCGTGAAGATGATGCTGCATTGGTTAAGGTTTTCATTTGTGGCTTCTGGGGGGTAGCTTGTGACTTCGCTTCGGTCTTTGCAGAACTTGCAGTGTTCTGCGCTAACCGTTTTTTAATTTTATCAATACGAGACACTGTCGAGAAACTCTCCTCAACAAGGTAGTTCTCGACTTCCTGAGCGGCTTCTTCAACAGACAATACAATGCCATCTTTAGCATAGGTCTGTTCAATTAGCTCCACGACGTCCCTAACGCTATTGGTCTTAGCAATAGCTTCGAACTCAATTGGGTTCGACTTAATCAGGGCCTTAGCATCCAGAGTGATCTGGTTAATGGCAGCCTGGTATTGCTGTTGTTGGTTCTCAACCTGGGACTTATTGCCAGCCTCTAAACGCTCCATAAGGGCATCGATCTTAGATTGCATATCGTCGATCTTAGCCTCATAATGAGGGTTCTTGGGAGCAGGGTTTAGGAGTTCGTTAGTCAACTGGTCATACGTAACGCCAGCTTTTTCAAGGAATGCCAAGGGATCACGTCTAAGATCGGACAGTTTAGCATACTCAGACATATCCTGAGGCTTAATGGCAGCTTCGCGCTCGGCTAGGGCAGCTTCACGGGCTTTTAGGGCCTTATCCTGCTGTTGAGCCTTTGCACGCAGGGCCTTCTCTTGACGGGCAAGTAATGCAAATTGGCGTTTAACGGCTTCTGGGACTTCTTCTTTTACTGGTTCTTCTTGTACTGCCTCAGGTGCAGTCTCTAAGACTTCTTCGGGCTGTTCTTGTGTCGGGGGGACAATTGCTGAGAGTTCTTCAGCACTTATGTTGTTCTGGTCAACTGAATGAGCAGATTGTTGGGCTACTTCGGCATTAGCGCCATTAAAAGCAGCTACTGCACGGGCAGTTCTTACTGATTCGGGAGTTCCTTGCGGCGGTATTGCGGCAGGGCTTGCAACTGGTATGACTTTCATTTTATTATTCCTTTATTGTTACTTCGTTTTTCGGATAGTTATTGTTGGCCAGGTCCATTAGGTATTAATGGGCTGGTAGGTGGTGCCTGAGGACTAGCCTGAGGCACTGGTGCTCCTGGTCCACCCGGTGCTGCGGGAGGAGGTGGAGGCATTGCGGCTTGGATCAAGGTCTGTACTTGGCTAAAGAAGTCCCTAAGCATTTGGGCCTTAGATTCTTCAAGCTTAGCTGGAATATATAGATTTATATAAGCAGTCGTATGCTGAGTAGCTAAATCTAATGGCATAAAGGGATCTGGAGGAGTGTACTTACCGCTATCGACGATATCGTCTAAGCATTGGAATATGCGTTCTTCTCCGGCATTGGCTAGCTTCTCAATCTGTTCCAAATCGGGATAATCTAAGAGACGGCGGCCTTCTTGTAATGTAATCATACCAGATTGAACCATTTCGGTTACTTTCTGGAGGCGGCCAGCTGGATCTTTGGGGAGGCTAGATTGTGTATGGCACTGAATGATGAAGGCATCCTCAATCATACCAGCTTTGGGGAGGTCTATTTCTCGCGTGCCGTTTTTATTCGGATATACTGTGGAGTAACTTCCGGTTTCTTCCGCGATATCTTTGGCTTGGTCGATGATTTGGTAAGCCAGATCGACGAATAAGTTGTCGTACCGTCTTGACAATGCAGCAAAACGGTCTGTGGAGATATCATCATACGTTCTAATAGCTTCTCCTGAATCAAGACCTTGTGGCTTTTGAGAGGACGCTTGCAGTGCAGACACACCGCTTTGCTGGTAGCCATACTGTATGAGTTTATCTCGTTCTGCGTAAAGTTCCGGGGCGTTACAGGGCGCGACTTCATAAGTAGGCTTCGTTCCTGTGTATTTTACGATTACACCGACTTCGTTATTATGGGCAGCCGACATAACCTTAGCACCAGATTCTTGGAATACTCTAGGTACGCCGACCAACTTGATAGCTTTAGATATTACGAATAGGATACTGTTTAATTCGACTTGAGTGCCCATTAACTGCTCAGCCACACCTTGAGCCCAGAAGCCTAAAAGACGGGGAGAGTAGTGCAGAAAGGTAAACGGGAAGCGGTCCTTAGTGTACTCCTCATTAATCAGGAAGCCTGAGGAGCATGCAAGCATATGGCGGCCATCCCTTTGTCCTTCTCCGGACTTAAGGTGCCATGACTCCACTACCATTACTAGATCAGACACTGACTTAGAGGAGTCAGCCGAGTTATCCGGATACGCCTTAGCTGCTATCTCTAGCTTCTCTTTAAAAGCAGGGAAGTTAGCCATTAAGATTTCACGGTCAACTAGCTTAATACGGTATAGCTGGCGGGGATCGCCATACATAGATTCATTTGGATCTACAAGGAGTTCGGTCTGAAGGACGCGCTCTAGGCCTACGCGCTGGTCTGCAGTCTCATAAGTATGGATTACGCCTGTACCGGTGATTAAAGCGTCTCTTAATGCTAAAGCAGCGAGTTCGTATGCCTTAGTGTGGAAGAACTCGCCAATGATGAAATTGTTCAGCTTTTTCGCTAAGTTACGTTGCTTATAGTCACTATTATCGGTAAGGAATACTGGCTGAGGGCGCGATTGAGAGATACGGCTAACTAATGTATCGGTAACTGACTGGACTAGATTGAAGGTCGGGCGGTCTTGAGGGAGGCCCTTAAACTGATCTATCTTAGATAGGTTTTGACCTGCAAAGGAGTATAGGCTCTGGTTACCGTATAAACGCGCGTAAATGGCCGTCTGCTGATAACGGTAGGCTTGGCTTTCTTTAAGGTAGGCTGCAGTCGTAAGCAGCATGGAGGCCGCTTTATCAGCGTTCTTCTCATCCCACCACGGCATCACCTGGAGGCTATCTGTGGTCTCCCTAGTCTTAAAGGTAACGCTATTCTTACGTTGGCTTGGAGAGACCTTCATTATGCATCAGCCTGTTCGGTTTGGCCTGAGGCCGAGTAAAACAACAATTCATCAGGAGTTAGGGCATCGGTCTCGATAGTTTCAACTACACCAGTCTGGGGATTATAGGCCGGGACTTTCATCTTAGCCTCTGGGATATCATTGGAGTAATCAGGCAGTTCAGGAGCTATATTGCTTATAGTCGGCTGCTGGCTACCCAATGTTAGCTTAATACCGTCCACTTCGATGGTAATGACACCAGTCTTACGACAAAGTGCTATTAGCCGCTTCAAATCGCCTAAGCTATTGATTTTCAAGGCTTATTCCCAGTTAAATTGACGTTTGCTTCTCTTGGCCCGGATCTTAGCGATCATATCGTGTTTATCAGAACGTGCAGCTTCGCGCTCGTCACCCTTCATATTGCTATCTTCCGGCTGGTCTTTGTCTAGGTTCGAGCTATTGTAGTTCTCTTTACGAAGTGCATTAAAGGAAGTTTGATCTTCCATGTTAGCATCTTCGTCATGGTTACGGCTCAGGTCTGCTTGGCTAGAACGGCTAGGATAGATACTGTCTTTGGACAGGATGCTATCGCCATCTTCGTTAATCTCACCACCGAGTGCATACATGTCTTGATCCAAAGCGGGATGATCTTCAGAAGGGAAGCTAGAATCTTCGTCCTCAGCTGCATGATCTTCGTCCATGGCGCCAGAATCGATATGAGCGTGGAGACGGTCGCGTTTAGCCATAATGGCTGCAGCGATACTATCATGGTGTTCCATTTCTTCTTCGTCTTGGGGTTGCATATCTTCTTCATATGCCAAACCGCCCTTGGCTAGCTTGATACCGGCCATCTTACCTAA